ATCCCATTAATAATACCCGGGCTGAAATTTAGAATTTGTACTGGCCGCCCGGTCGTAGATCAGCCGGATGTCGTTGCCCTCGATCTTGCCTTTGACAAACACCTCCTGCGGTCCGCTGAACTCCAGAGCGTTTTGCTGAACTGCAGGAACCTCCACACTTGCCCGGCTCAAAGCGGCATCCATGGCGTTTGCTATCATGGCTGTCATTTTAAACATTTCACCTGTAAGCATATCCCTGAGCTTAGACAGCGGACTGATTACCTCAGGGTCCCTGGAAGCATTTGGATTGTCCCCGACGATAGCCAACTGTGGACCGTAGGCCAGCCCTCCTTTGGCGAGTTTGGGAACCTTTGATCTGAATAATGCCGTAACCACACCAACAGCTACCGCGGCCAATGCAAGTCCGGCAATGATATTGCCTGCATTTTTGAGTGATCCCACAATCGCAGCTGCTATGGCTTCGGCCAAGGCAGCATTGATTATCTTACGGGCGGCATCAAGTGCGGCCAATGCGATCACTTTAAAACCGCTTGCTCCACTTACGAGTGCCTCTCCCAGTTGATTAAATGCCGCGCCTGCAGCTTCGCCGATTCCAACGATCACCTGACCGACCTCTGTAAGTTCATTTTTAAGATTTACGACTTCTTTTGTTTTATCGGTTATACCAGGAAGTTTTGCGCTTACACCTACATCTTGCTCAATTGATTTGACTTCCTGAACTCCTTTTGTGGGCAGTTTTGATACATTAAATTGCTGCTGGCTTATTTCCTTTATTACTGCAAGCCGCTTTTGCTCCAGGTCATATAATTGCTGCTGGATATTTTTGAGGTCATTTATGGCATCTGCATAGGCTTCCGTTGTAGTGTCAAGTTCAGCGGTGGTTGACATTAAATCCCTTTGTGCCTTCTGGAGAATTTCCATCAAAGTGGCGGTTTCCTCCAGGGCATCCCTGTTTGCCTTACTGGCCGCAGGCTCACCTGTCCCTCCTGGTGATTGATTCCTGTTAATTCCGGCTTGCCTGGCCGCATATCCCGGTTGCAGCAAATCGCTCCTGTTTTTTACACGCTCCTGCTGTTCTTCAATACCAAAAAGGGCCTTTATAATTGACTGTAACTTTTGAAGCGGCTTTCCGGCAATGTTATCAATGGCGACAAAGGTGTCATAAATACCGATGATGGCTCCAAATGCAGTATTGAATGCCTTCCCAAGATTTTCGGCATACACAGGGAGGTTCTGCATGGTAGTGGCCAACTGATCAATGCCATTGTTTGCAAGCGGCAGTAATTCGTTGGCAAACCTGACCAACGCCTCCCCGGCTATTTCTTTGATCTGTCCGAAACGCTGGATCATTAATTGCAAAGGGCCTGCGCCTACCCGGGCAATGGCCTCAGACTGACCACCAAATGCTTTCGTCAATCCATTTACCACGCTGACATACCTTTCGGATTGTGTCCTGGCTTCACCAATTGATACCCCGTATTTTTTAAGACCATCACCTCCAACAGCCACCGCCTTTCCAACGGCCTGTGCTGCCTGGTTCAAATCTGTCCCGGTTGCGCTTGCAAAATCCTGGATAAGAGGGATTAATTCCTTAATCGTGGTTTTTGTGAGGCCAAGGGATGCCAATATGGCCTGCGCGTTTACGGTCTGGTCGGATGAGAACAGCCTGGTCCGCTGTAACTGGTTGGCCTGCTGAAGAAGGTCCTGTACCTCCTCAACATTCCCGCCCAATGCGGTTTGAAGTTTTGCCGCTGCCTTCGATGCTCGGTCGAACTCCTCAACCAATGGCCTCACCGCATTTACAACAGAATTTATAACGCCTATGGCAGCATTCGCCCCCTGTACGATCGCGGTAAACCCGGTGATCTTTTTAATGCTTTCAAGCTCTGTTTTGACCTGTTTGATGCCTTTTGTGGCCTCGCTTACATCGGCTCCGATCTTAAAAAACAGATTACCCAGGCTTGCCATTCTTTACGGTTTTGTTTTTACGTTCCTGTTTCTGCTCATGTCTTATTTTCTGCTTCAACGCCCACACTTTAAAGTATTCCTGCTTCTCCTCCTGGGTCATATCGGTTACAAAATGATTTTGTTTGTCCAGGTCATCCCATTCAAACCTGATAAGATCAGATGGATTCTTTAGGCTTCCGGGCTTCACATGAGCGATCAGAGCGTGATACGATATAATCCTGGCCTGCTCCCATGTAACCCTGTAATGATCCTTAAGCCGCTTCCTGTAACCGTGGATTATCGCAAGGATCTCCCTAAACGTGCATCCCCGGTAACTTTCAGGACTTAAACCGATCTCACCAACGCAAAGCGCAAACAGATCATCCAGGGTCAGGGCTTTCCCGGCTCCGGCTGATCTGCTGTTTCCTGTTTGCCCTTAAATGCGTTTTTCATCCTGTCGATCATCGGCCTGGCATCGATGCCGAGTTCATCCATAAATGCCGGATAGACATCAGTCTGCGTGATGTTCACGATCTTGAAAAAATTGTCCTCCAGTTCTGAATCCTTTGGTGGTTTCAGCCCATCTCCTGAAATCGCGGCACCCGCAGCAGCGGCAATCTTGTGAAACTCGGTCTGATCGATTTGTGAACCTGCCATTGTCAAAAGCCTCAATGCGACCTCGATAGCGGGATCTTTATCCCACTTCTTCATCTTCGAGAACTTCGTAATAGTACCCATCCCAAAATGAAATGGGTACATGGTTCCGTTAATCTCGATTTCGATGCATCTGTCTTTACTCATATTGTTTGTCTGGTTTGATTACTCGCTTTATGCCCCGGCTGAAAGCTCGTCGTCCCCGGTTACGGTTACGCTGACAGTAACGGGATCAGCGTTTTCAGGGGCATTGATGTCCACATTGGTGATGTATCCATCGCCTCCGTAATTGATTCCACCGGTAACCACAAATGCAACCGCGACCGTAGATCCTGCCAGCCATGCCGTAACGATGTCGGCAGGAGTCAAGGACCCGTCATCGGTGTAAATCATATTCAGCGTCATTTCCCAGCTTTTGTTTCCAACCGCTGAACGCTTCCATCCGTTCGATGCCGAACATTGGGTGTCCTTCAACTCCGTGGACAGTTTCAGACTCATCGAAGTCGGACAGCTTGCGACCTCCCCTCCGATGGACAGGCTCACAAGGTTTGAGGTGATTATTGCCATAGTGTGTGCTTTATTTTATGAATTAAAAATTATGTTCCCAATAACCGCCCAAACCATGACCGTTGCCGGCCGTCCTCGCTGGGTTCGGTTTTGTCTGTTTGCGCTTTGATCTGATTCAATCTGTTCAGGTATTCTCTCTGCGGATTCCTGGAACTCAGGATGGCTTCATCGTTCTGGATCATTTGCCTGCCTTTGATCTCCGGGACCGGTATGACCGTACCCACCGGGATCACCCGCCCGAAATGATTTTTATATCCTTCCGCTGTGATTTCCACGAACATCATATCTTCATTCCTTTTGATTGCATTTCTTTTCTCCTGCGGTTCAATTCAGTCCGGATGCATTGGCTCGGCAAAGGCAGGATGTTTGCCACCCCGCGTCTCACCAGTTCATCGGCATAACTTCTCAGCATCCGGAATACAGACAGGTATGTGGGTTCGACCAATCGTCCAAACTGATTGACAAATGCCCCGGTGATCTCCACCAGGACCGTATCCGATCCCTTACCTTCCCGCATATTTGTTGATCGCTGATTTTAGTTCCCGGAAAATGACCTCCTGGGATTGACCCAATGCGGCCCGGACTCCGGGTTCAAAAAATGTGAACTTGCCTGCCGGTATGTGTTTTGATCCGAACTCCATGAACCGGCCGTAGAATGTTGTTACCTTCTTTTTCACGCGGTCCCGCTTCACCCCGACATAAACCGATCCCGTCTTTATTCCCAGGAATGGCAGGACCCCGATGCTTTTCTTCAATGCCCCGGTAAGCACCGGAACCTTTGATTTAATACTGGTGATCACCGGACGGGCGGCTTTGATAAATATTTTCCGCATTGTGGAAGGCTTGAACTCGGTGTCCAGTCTTTGCAGATTGGATACCAGCCGCCTGAACTCGTTTTGATCGATGGTAACGCTCATGCCGCTGCTCCGGTATTTAGACTGACCCTGAACTCCGTCTGGATTTCATGGGTGTCATCCTCGTCATGGAAAATATTGTACTCGTCCGCAAACAAAACCACCTGTAAAACCACGCCATTGTAAGTTCCTGAAGCCACACGGTCCAGGGCGGTTTTGATCTGTTCCGCAATACTGCAGGCTTCGTCGTACCGGGTAGCGAATGCAGAAATATTAACCTGGATCTGATTCATCCTGGCTTTTCCGCTGGTCCGGTTAATCGGCTCCGTCCTGGGCGTATCAAAAACCACATACGGCAGCTGGGCCTGCTGAGCCGCTACCACCGGATATATCCTGGTACCAACCAATGCCGTAAGTCCGGCATGATTGCTGAGAATATTGTATATGGCCTTGCTGACAATCACCTCCGGAACTCGGTTTGTACGGTTTGAAAATGCTTTCTGCCTTCAGGTATGATACCGACGATATCCATGTACTTCCCATCATAGCTGATCCGGTCCTTTTCGGTCAGATCGCTGATGTGCCGGAAACGGAAAACAACGGTAAGCGAGGCGGTTTCTTTATTTGCGGCCTGTCCTTCTGCCCCTCCGGCATACTGTACCTCAGCCCACCGGGTTTTGTAGTCCGCCCAGGTAAGCACTTCGCCACCATGAGCGTCGCGGCTTACCGTCGCCCTCTGGATCACGATCTTGCGATCCATCATTTCCGGTATGTACCTGGATGCCACCTATTCGACCTTTGACAGAATTACTTTATAAATTGTCGTGCTGTCGTTGATGTACAGGAAGATGGAATCCGTCGCGGTGTTTTTAAAAATCTTCCAGGTCCCTTGCGGGATATCCGCTTCCTCAGCGTTGGCGGTTTTGTAGTAGATATACCCGGTGTGATTTTTGAACAGCGTACCGATCGTACTTTTGTACGGATACCC